GAGGAACATCGGTTGAAATTAGAACAAATACAATTAACAATCAATAAATCAAAAGCAGAAATGAAGCAATTATCTGTCAACGATTTAAATACGGATGGATCAAATAAATATGCGTATATGACTCCAGAGCAACGTCGCGAAGCAATAGAACAATTGAAAGGGATATCGAAACAATGAATGTAGAACAAGCCGAAATAGAACTGCTCGACGCGCTTATTGAAGAACGGAAATACCTTTCTCGTAAATCATTTTGGGAATATTGTAAGACACGAGCACCTGATTTCTACATTGATGGACGTACACACCTGGAAAGGATTTGTGAGACGTTACAAGCGTTGTATGAAGGTAGTTTACTCAATGAGGAAGGCATACCATATGAAAACTTGATTATGAACATACCTCCTCGACATGGTAAGTCACGTACACTTATTCATTTTTGTGAGTGGGTGTTAGGAGATAGGCAACAGAATCGAATTATCACGGCATCCTACAATGAGGATTTAGCGACGGTGTTTAGTCGTTACACTCGTGATGGAATTAGTGAAGAAAAGGTTTATCCTCATGAGATTGTCTATAGCGATATTTTTCCAAATGTGAAAGTTAAAAAAAATGATTCATCTTATCGTCAGTGGTCATTAGAAGGACAGCATTTCAATTACAAAGGTGCTGGACTTGGTGGTTCCATTACTGGTAAGGGCGGTAATATCTTAATTGTTGATGATCCTATAAAAAATGCTGCTGAAGCTCAAAACGAAAATTCTTTGGATAAGCAGTGGCAATGGTTCACTGACACATTTCTTTCGCGGCAGGAACAAACGGATCACTCTATTAAAATCGTTAACATGACACGATGGAGTAAAAAAGACATTTGTGGTCGCATTCTTGATGGTAAACGTGCTAATGAATGGTATGTGTTAATGATGCCAGCAATGGACGATGAAGGTAACATGCTATGTCCGGAACTGCTAAATAGAAAAAACTTTGATGCTTTATCTGACTTTATGGATGAGGCTATTTTAAATGCTAACTATTATCAAGAACCACTTGATCTTAAAGGTAGATTGTACAAGGCATTTAAGACATATGACGGTGAGTTACCTACCTTCAAGGTTATTCAGAACTACACAGATACAGCAGATGAAGGTGACGATTACTTATGTAGCATAGTTTACGGTGTTACATTTGATAACGAGGCATACGTGTTAGATGTGCTTTATACAAAAGCTCCTATGGAGGAAACTGAGCCAGATACAGCAAAAATACTTTATGACAACAAAGTAAACCATGCTTACATCGAATCAAACGGTGGTGGGCGTGGTTTTGCTCGTTCTGTAGAGAAAGAATTGATGGAGAAATATAACAGCAATTACACATATATCGAGCCATTCCATCAATCAAATAACAAAATAGCTCGTATTTTATCTAACTCAACATGGGTGATGAATCATATTTACTTCCCGATTAACTGGAAAGATAAATGGCCTGAATATTACAAGGCAATGACTGATTATCAACGCGAAGGTAAAAATGCTCATGATGATGCACCAGATGCAACTACTGGAGTAGCTGAGTTTGTTGGTAGTGGAAGTCCATATGATTTTTAAATAAAGTGAGGTGAATAGTGTGACAGGATTTTTCCCGTTTCAGGGTGTTAGTGAAAGTGATAAATTGAAAGGCATTATTGAAGATGGCGCCAAGAAGGGTATTTCACACAAAAAGCAATTGGAGATAGAAATTGCTCAATTTAAAACGTCAAGAGAACGTGAATGGATGCTCATTGGCGATAAGTACTTTGAAGGTGAACAGGATATTCTAACTCGTAAACGTAAAATACTAAATGACAAAGGCGAATTAGAGGAAGTTGATAACTTACCAAACAACAAACGGTTGGATAATCAATACGCTAAGTTAGTTGATCAAAAGGTAAATTACCTGTTAGCAAAGCCATTAACCATAAAAACAGAAAGTAAGGAGTATCAAAAGGCATTAAAACTAGTGCTAAATAAACGTTTTCACAAGACTTTTCGTTATCTGGGAGAAAACGTATTAAATCACGGCTTATCGTGGATCTATCCATACTATAACGAGCTTGGACAGTTTACGTTTATGCGATTACCAGCATATGAAATCATTCCATTTTGGAAAGATAACGAAAAGACTATCTTAGATTATGCAGTACGAATTTATCCGATTGAAGAATGGAAAGGCGATAAAAAAGAAACCGTTGAAAAGGTTGAGATTTACACTCTTGAAGGCATCGAAAGATATATTTTAGAGAACGAAAAACTTATTCCAGATGTCGAAAAAGGAGAGTTTACTACTTACCTTACAGTTAAAACAGAAGACAAAGTTACAGGGCTCAATTGGGAACGAGTACCCCTTATTCCATTCAGATATAACAATCGTAATATTCCGTTGATAAAGCGTGTAAAAAGCTTACAAGATGGTATCAACGAAATTCTTTCAGACTTTAATAACAATATGCAGGAGGATGCTCGTAGCACAATCCTTATCATTCATAACTACGATGGACAAGATTTAGGACAATTTCGTAAAAATCTTTCCCAATATGGTGCTATTAAAGTACGTACTACAGCAACAGGTAAAGACGGTAAGGTTGAAACGCTGCATATCAAGGTCAATAAAGATAACTATGAGTCTATCCTTAAAATCTTGAAAAAAGCCATCATCGAGAATGGACGAGGTTATGATGCTAAAGATGACCGTATGAGCAATAATCCTAACCAAATGAACATTCAATCAATGTATTTAGATATTGATTTAGATGCAAATGGAATCGAAACTGAATTTCAGGCATCGTTTGAGGAATTGATTTGGTTTATTAATAAGCACATAGAGCATAAAAAGCTAGGTAACTTTGATAATGAAACAGTGGACATCATTTTTAATCGTGACATCTTAGTAAATGAGTCAGAGGTAATTGAAAGTATAAATAAATCCATGGATTTACCACTTGAATCACGTTTAGAACAACATCCATATGTAACTGATCCACAACAGGAATTAGACCGTATTGAAAAAGAAAGGCAAAAAGAGTTGCAGGCAAATGATGAATATCGTGCGAATTTTCCTAATCAATTAAAAGGCGGTACTGGTAATGGCCAAGAGTAGAGACTATTGGCAAAAACGCTTTACAATGCTTGCCGATGCGGAAATGAGTAAGGGAGAGACCTACTATAAGGATTTAGAGCGTATTTATCGTGAAACCTTGAAAGCAATAGAAAAGGATATTATGTACTGGTATGGTCGTTTTGCTGATAATAATGAAATTACCTTCGCTGATGCTAAGAAGTGGATTAAGAATGCTGATTTAGAAGAATTTAAGTGGGACGTCCATGAGTATATTCGACGTGGTGAGGAATATGGAATTAATGCCGCATGGGCAAAGGAATTAGAAAACGCTTCAGCACGTGTCCATATTTCACGTTTAGAATCTATAAAGCTGCAAACTCAACAACATATAGAGATGCTTTATGGAAAGCAAATTGATGGTGTTGAGCGCTTAACAAAGGAAATTTACCATTCAGCTTACTATCATACAGCTTATGAGATACAAGCTGGATACGGAGTTGGTTATAGTCTTCATTCCATTGATAAACAGCAATTGAGCATGATGGTATCTAAGCCATGGACAGCAGATGGTGCAACCTTTAGTACTCGTATATGGCGTGCTAAAGATGAGCTGGTCAATATGGTGCATACAGAGCTTACACAGGCTACTATACGAGGGGAATCATTGAATAATGTTATAGCCAAGATTTCTAAACAATTTGATGTTAGTACAAAGAATGCAGGGCGTCTGATCATGACTGAATCTGCTTTTTTTGCGTCTGCTGGCCAGCAACAGGCTTATAAGGAATTAGATGTAGAGCGATTTGAAATTGTTTCAGCACTAGACCAACGCACAAGTGCAATATGCAGGGAACTAGATGGGAAGGTGTTGCCAATGAGTGATTATGCATCAGGTATTACAGCCCCACCTTTCCATGCATGGTGTCGAACAGTAACCGTTCCATATTTCGATGATAATTACGGAGAGCGTGCTGCCAGTAAAGGTAATAGCAGTGATCCAGATGATGTGTATTATGTGCCATCTAATATGACGTATAACGAGTGGTTCCGCATTTATGGTGTAAAACAAACGTGAATCTTAGAGAGTGGAAAGAGAGGTTTGTGGCATGAATTGTAAGTTAAATATTAATGGAATAGAAGTAGATGGTGGCGTCATATCTGTTGATTTTGGTAAAACAGACACGTGTAAAAGTCCAATGAATATAACGTATCCTAACGCTTTTAGCGGAACTGGAACGATAGAGGCTAAGATATCACCTGAATTTAGTAAGATGTGTCAGAAAGCTGTTATAGTTGGCCATATAAATGCGATTGTCAAAATGTATAACGAAGCTGTTATAGCACTAAAGGTAACAA